ATTACGTTGATATTGGCTGTACCACTAGCCAATGCTTCAAGCGCGATTGCGCAACCAGTAGTTGCATTAGCAGCAACACCGTTGTCCAAGCCACCGTTAGTATCGTGAACAGTAAGTGGTGTTCCAAATGCAGTGGCAGTGGTTCCGCTTGTTACTTTAGCCTTTACAATTCCACCGAATTGAACAAGGACTTCAGTACCAACAGCACCAGCACCAGTTTGCAAATCAATAACAACACCAACGTATCCACCCTTTGCAGTAGCGGATGCTCCTAAGGCAATTGTGCAACAAGCAAACGGAGTCAAATTTGATTCCGCAACTGTTGTTGCTGGGTAAACAAAACCTGTGTGAGCATACGAATTAGTTACAGCCTGACCAATAGCCAAAGTCGCCGCAGATTTGTTAATCATGCGAATCTGGCTACCGTGTAATTGCATTCCAATAGATCCCGAAGTAGGGGCAATAATCATTTGTAAGTTTCCTTTCTATTAAGCAGTTTGAATTGGCGAAACAATGCCTTGACGTTGACGAGAATTGCAAAACAAGTTCCACCAACAATCAACAACTTGTACGTATGTGAATGGTTGATTTGGATGACGCATTACATCATGCTTTGCAAAGTATCGACTTGCGTGATACACAGGCGTGAGGTAATTGCCATTGACCCACCAATAACGTGCGCCAACGTCTACACCAGTAGTATCGGATTCTGTAACACCAGCGGTTGAAACACTTGTTCCAACGTTTGTAGTTGAAGCAATACGACGAGCCGTGGTAAACTTTGGGTAAATTGCAGCGGTGTCAAGATTTGCGCAATACATCAATTCAATTCCGCTGAACGATGGGGAACCATACGCTGCGTCTTGATAAGACACAAGAGTATCGTTGCTTGCTCGTAAAGCCTGCTTGTATTGATTCAAACCAAGACGTGAACACAAAATCATTTGACGATTCAGTGTTGCCTTCTCAAAGTACTCTTGACGGGTTGAAGGCGGCTGAAAGTCGCACTTCAAGAACATATCGTCAAACGCTGTCATCAAACCACCGATAAGCGCAGTGTAAGTAGTGTTGTCTCGTGGGTTGTAAACACCAGCGTATGAAGTCAACTTATCGTTTGCAGTAGCAGCAGCCTTTGTGTCGTAGTTGGAAATTTGATTTGTCCAACGTGCTTCACCAGTTGTTCCGTTAGCCAAGTTCATTACATTGGTCCAACCAAGTGGTGCGCCGCCACGAACTCCTTGTGGATTGCTTGAATCTGGCAACTCAGAAATGAATGCTGGGAGACTGTATGGCAACTTGCCACCAGCACCTTCCATTTCACTGTAGTTTCCAAATGGAGTTTGCCACAAATCGTTTTCAAAACCATTCAACAGACTGGTCCAAAGACGTTGTTCCTTTGACTTCTTCAGTCGCTTGTACTGGCTTTTGACATAGTCACGACCAGCACCTTCTCCACCGTTGAGTTCAACTTCATGGTCAGTCCAAGCCATGTGATCAATACTGAAACGCCAAGGGCATTTCACAGTATCTAGCACTTGGTTGTTGCGCCAGTTGAACGTGTCGTTCGGAAGGTAATGGTCATACGTGGATGCGTCATCAAACATGACTACATCACGAATTTCATTGCCACCTTGGACGGTTGCCTCAGAAGTCTTTTCTTTCAAAAGACGTGAGAATGCGTACGTGTTTTTCACCGCTTCATTGATCACAGAGTCTGCACTGGTCAGGTATGCTGGACCAGTTGCGTTCATAAAGTCATTAAATGTTTGGATGGGACTACCAGCCATGAGTCACTTCACTTTCTAATAAATCGTCGTGCCTCTTCCAAAGACTTTCCATCCATCAGTTGGTCCAGAACGGCATCCTCAACATCCACAGGTTTTGTTGGTCGTTCTGCTCTTGAGACAGACTTGACCACAGTTGGCTGTGAAGTTCGCTTTGGGCGAGTTGCGTTTGCTTTCTTTTCCAACAAATTCATGTACGCTTCTTCGGCAAGTTGCATGACATTTTGATAACTGTTTGGTTTAGCAATTCCAAGCCTATTCATTTCAGCAACAACCAGTTCCTTTGGTGGAGATAACTCCCCATAGGCGTAACGGAGTGTTGAATCAGCGACATCGACTTGATATTGCAACGATGGGGTTGAATCAGCCTGTTGGGCTTTCTTCGGTTCGGCAACTTTACCTTTTGAACCCCTTGTGGGTTTCTCAGATTCTTCGCCAAGAATTTCACTGTCATCGTCTAGCGTTTCTGTTTCAGTTGTTTCAGATTCAATTGTTTCTTCAGAGGGTTCAATTTCTAAATCTTCCTCGATCTCAATATCATCTTCAACTTCTGGTTCGCTGGGAGCAGATCCCTTCTTTTCCAATGCTTTCATCTTTGCCGCATATCCATCAACATCTTTCTGACGCTTGGTCGCTTTCGCTACCCACTCGTCAAGATCAACATCGCTGGTGGCATCAATTACAGCCTGTGGCACTCCATCCCGCTTTAGGATGGAAACAGCCTTTGCACGATTTGGGTTTTCCAATTGTGCTTTAACTGGCTCAGACTCCACAACAGCCTGAGTATTTTGTAATGACTTGGGTTCTGGGATATCACTCTCAAAACCCATCAACTTGTCGAGGATTGTGTCATCGGCAGAGTCAGGATTATTTGTAATTTGAACTTCTTTTTCTGAGTCGCTCATGTTTTAATCGTCGTTCAAATTAGGCATAGGTTCGCCTTGAAAACGTTGCATTTTTTCTGGAATTGGATTAGTCACGGAAACTTGATTTGCTGATGACATAACAATTGCTTTCATTAACAATGAATGAATTGTCTTTAAAATAACTGCCAATCGTACATTTGTAGCACCGTCTTCTTGACCCTTTAACTTTCCGTAAGTCCCTTCCATTATTTGGTCTAAAATTCTGCTTTGTTGCGCAATAGAACCACCTTGAGGGTCGGCTGTTGAGCCAGTTGTAGAACTCAAACCGCCCCCCACCCCCCCCGCAGAACCGCCAGCATTAATAACCTGAGTTCCTCTTCCTCCACCTACACCTGCAAGAAACTCTGTTTCGTCTTCTAATCCCCCTTCTACTTCTTCTGGGTCTCCGATTGGTGGCATTTGTTACTCCTTGTTGTATCCGTGCATTGATGCAATATTCTTTTCATGCCTACGTGACATGATTATTGGTTTTCCTGCGGCAGTAAGATCACACCCACTTAATTTGCGTGGTAGTGAGTTAGAGACATATGGGTATTGATATCTGTTAAATCCGTCATCGACTTGAAAGTCGCTGGCGATACGAACATATTCAACCCCATTAAACAATACGGTTGTGCCAATTGACGGGGCATCGGACATCGAATACGTGACTTCCAATACCTCGCCAGTGACCTCGTGCTTGAAAGGATATAAAGGCATATTAACTTCTCATAGCCCCTTTTGCATATTGTGACATACTTTGTGCCGAATTTTGTTGTTGGCTTGGCTTGACCATTCCAGATTGTGGCTGTTGTTGCTGCATTTGCTGCGCTTGTTGTTGAGCCGCATCAGTGTCAATTAAATCTTGAAGATTTGGAATATTCATCGCATCACCAACCAAACTCATTACTTCTTTCCATTTGACGTGCGGTGCTTGAACAACAGCCTGCGACAAATTGCCGATGACTTGCATCATTTCCAATGCACGGCGTTGAACCATTTGCTCACTCACACGCTCCATGCTCATCGCCTCAATATCGAAGTCCAAGTCATCGAATATTCCAACCATAGAACTTTGGCTAAACACTGGCTCTGGGCTGGCTCCAAGCAATGGGATTCCGTCAGCACCTAGTGGAAATGAAATTTTGCTATCGTGGAACATGAACCAAGCAACAGTCTTAATTACTTCGTTTACGCTCTCTTGGAACTGTCGTTTAATGTGGCTAATTCTCAATCCGCTGGATGATTCGGCAACAGTTACTTCAGTTGCTGTAGCCTGACCAGCAATGTTTCCACGCATTGCATCATTGATTCCAGAGACTCGATCAAGTCGGTCTTGAGCCATCCCAGCGTATTGAACCATTTGTGGGGTAATTCCACCAATCTCAATTGGTACAACCTGAGAAGCATCGATCCCGTCAGACAACACAACATACAAATCGTCACGGTCACGTATGTCCTGAGCCAATTTAGGGTTGCGTGAATCAACCGCAATCAGTCGTTTGTATGCAGATGCGCTGTATTTCATAGATCGCAAATGCTGATTGACATCGTTCATTTGTGGGATAAGAGCCACAATTGGTGACAATGGGTACGGATCATCTGGGACTGTGTAGATACCAAAGACTTGGTATGGACCGCTTCTTGGACCAACGTAAGATCGTGGCTCACGAACAAATCCAACTTTGTTCTTTGCTTTGCTCGTGCTTTGATGCTTGAGCATCGTGTAGATCGTCCCGTTAAACATATTGATCCCAGTCTTCTCGTCGATCATTTCCGCATCTTCTTCACGGACTTCTGGAACCCACACTTCGTAAACAACAATCTCAGATCGGTCTGGGACATCACGAGGCATTCCATCCTTGGATCGAAGTTCATCAACCCCAGTGTTTGACGTGAGATCCCTGATCATCTCTTCGTCCCAACCATCTTCTTCTTTGGATTGTTTAATCAAATCATCCTTGTCAACAACCCAACAATGACCCATGTACCGTGCGTCTTCCGCACTAGTTGCCGCAGGATCAATGAAGAATCGGTCTGGACTTAATCGATACAAACGTGGGAGATATGGCTCCGCATCGTCACCAGCACGGTAGCCTTTTCGTGGCTCGTTGACAATCATTCCAACTCCGAACCCAAGCAACATATCTGTCGCTATACGCTCAAGAGTTGTGCGAACCTTGGTCATCTTGCACCATCGATTCAGCGCAACCTGCATCACTCCAGCAGCCACAGCCTGAGTGATAGGACGAGCAGATTTGCACCGAACCTTTGGGTTGTCATGCACGATACGAGGCAGCAAAAGAGCCACGTACTCATGGACAAAGTTCTCTGGATCTTCTGGTTGTGAGGTAATGCGATATGCTGGTCCGTGGAATCTCTCGACGAGAGATCGCCACTCTAGGAGATGATCGTCACGGAACTTTTCCGCAGAATCGATCTCTTGTCTGACAGCAGCCAGATCGCCTTTAAACATTATTTTGCGCCGTAAGATTTGCCGTTGTGGTTACAGTTTCCACCGCTGTACCCACCACCATAACCCCCGCCATTACCTCCACCCTTTGCGCCAGTAGTTCCTCGACGTGCGGTTGCGCTTGCCCCAGACATCTTTGCAGTAGGTTTGCTTGCTTGTGTTTTTTTAGCCATTGTTTGCCTTTGCTCCAGCGGTTGCTGGCTTTTGCATTCTTGCGACCATCGCCTTGATGATCTTCGCATCTTCGCCACCTGCGACGAATACGTTCTTGCCGCCAAACCCAAATCCTTGCACTCCGTGTATTACAATCTCACTACCCTTTTCTTCGCACCAGAGGATTGAAGTAAGGGGAATCAACGCATTCCCAACTCGGATTAGCATTGAATTTAATACTTCTTGCCACGAGTCATCGAACCCGCTTTGCCCATCTTGCCTTTAGCAACTGGTTTTTTGCCTGACATTTTCATAGACGATTTAGAAGGTTTCTTCATGGGTGGAACAGTATCAGACACATTCAACTTCTCCAATAGCCATTTGCAATAAATTCTTTTGCAGAGTGTCACAATGTCTTTGATCAAACGTTTACTTGGTGACGAGTTAGTTTTCATTGCCAGTTATCTCATAGTGTTTGAGAATAGCACCCAACGTCTGTTGCCCGTACATGGGAGTTGGTTCTGGTGCGGCAGTACCTTCCTCGCACAACATCAACGCTCCCGCAACGGCAATCACCCGATCACCGTGTGACTCCCTTGCTCCGCTCGTATCGTCACGTCTGCTTCCCGCCTCGATGCTCCCATCGTCGCACACGATGTACTCCAACATCTCGTCCAGTGTCTCAATGCTTGGGACAATGCATTCGCCCTGAGCCATCGACCTTGCCAGCCCACCTAGCAACACTCTCTTGGTTCTTCGTGTGCTAGTCCATCCAATCCGCTCGGTGCGCTTCTCAGTCTTCGTTCCCTGCACCCTTTGCTTGTAAACTGTACGGTACTGCGCCCGTTCAAAGTCGTGTTGCAGGTTGCTTCCGCACCCGTTGGTTTCCCATCCGATGAGTGGCTCTCGCCTGCCCTTGAACACACGGCGCATAGCCATCGCAATCTCTAGTGCCAAGTCGTAGGTAGGTAGGTTCGGATCGATGAACTCGGCAACGACTTCACGTGTGTCTGTGTCCATCACACACGCCGCACTGTTGGCATTGCCAGTCCCGTATGAAGGGTCGATGAAGCACACGTAGTCGCATCCTCTGCTTGGTTGCTTGAAGATCCTCCACCTCCCCTGTGGCTGTTGACTCAGTTTCCCCTTGGTTATCTCGTATCGCATCGGTGACTTTGCGTGTTGCTCCCGATGGTTGGTGACAGTGTGCGATGAGAAGAACGCCGCACCTGACCCGATGCTCTCGGCGAATATGTTCTGACACAAGTCGATGCGATCTCTGCGGCGCAACTGGTCTTTCAGCCACGGTGTCCATGTGTACGTTGCACCTGCGAACCCTGTGATGCTCCCGTCCTCGTCTATGCGCTTCTCTTGCCCGTTCCCCTTCTCAGGATGTTGCCAGTACATGAGTTCGATTAGCCGTGGCTCGCCTTGCGTTCGTGCTGTTGCTACGAGCCTTGCATACTCAGTGCCTGCCCCGATTGGTGTGCTGTTTGCGATGCGGCATGACGTGCAATCTGCGGCACTTCGCCATGCGCTGTCTGCGTTGTCTAGTGCGGCGAACTCGTCGAATATGACCAACGTCCTGCGCCCACCACGCCCGATGTGTTCTGTGCTTGCCTGTCCTGCGACAGTCGCACCAGTTGCAGGGTGGCGAAGCATCATGTGCTGACGCAGTGCGCCACCTTTCTCTAGTGCCTTGGGCGTTGCAGGGAGAAGCCATTCGGGCTGTGAACTGAGCAAGTAATCGACCTTCCAGAATAAACTATCTGGATCTCCACTTCTGTCAACAAGGTCTTCTACACGTGAGACGAGTAGCGACTGCCATCCGTGGAAGAGCCATCCCCACACTGCAACACCAACGAGCAACCATGATGCGCCCATGTCTCTGCTCTTGCGGATCACGCAGTCACGTCCGTCCCTGATGCAAGCGATGACTTCTACGCTTGCTTCGACTTGGCAGTCCCACAGTGTGAATGGAACGTGCATCTGCGAGGCTGGTACTTCACGCCCTGCATCGTCAATGCTCTTGACCCTGTACGTCCACGCAGTTGCCTCGCACCACAATGCAAAGTTCGAGGCGAACGCCGCACGTAGGTGTGGTTGCTGTTCGGCTGTTGCTTTCAGCACCTGCTGACGCAGGCTGATTAGTTGCTCTTGAGTCGATTGCCCCATGATGTGAGCATCTGCATTCCACGTTGTGAATCGCCTGCGTTCTCTACCTTGATCGCCCCACCATCTGCCCCAGTGTGTTCGAGTGCCACACGGTCACGGTACATCGGGCGCAGTGCTTTCAGCCTGAAGATCAGCAGGGTCATCTGCACCCTGTCCATCGGTTGCTGACCCGTGATGACCTGCTCCATGAGTCTCTCCAACGTGTCAGCGATCAGGGGCTGTACTGCGTTGAACTGGGCGGCGAATGCAGGGTCGATCTTGCGCCAGTTCTGCGGTGTGCTTTCTGAGATCCCACCCACTGCGTCACACGCACCACGCCACCCTAGTCTGGGATAGGCTTCGAGCCACTGCACTTTTTGTACTGCGATTCCAGCCGCCTGATCGTTGCTGGGTCTCCCAGCCTTTCGCTTCAATGCTTTGACTGGCTTCTGATTATCTGCTGAATCCTGCATGATTTGCTCACTTTAATGCGTCAATGCCAGTGCGGCAA